TAAGTTGCGACCGATACCAATTGTGCTTATGCCTAAGCTGTCTCTGTAAGGTTCAAGAACTATCCCTTCGTGCTTTGCGACCATCTTTATAAATTCGTTTATATCATATTTCATTGTGATTAGCCTTCCGAGTGTACACTTTACCCCCATATTTTTTTAAAAGGGTATTACTTCTATCTTGAGCAGCTTTGATTGCGTCTTTTAAATTATTATGAATACTTGTTGCTTGTATTTTTTTGTTTATAAGTAATTCTCTAACTTGATCTTCACTAAGTATTTTATTACCCTGTAAAGATGGTGCATTGTAATATTTGTCACCTATTTTTACAGTAACAGATTTTTCGGATATCAATTCGCCATTATGTTTATATACTGGTTTACCCGCTGTAGTGGTTTGACCTGTTTTCTTCATGCCATCTGTGCCTTTCTTCCTCTGTGTACTTTGCCACCACACGCTTTTCTTTGTTTACCCGATGCAGTAACTGACCACTTTACTTTTGCAGGTCCTGTCTTTTTACTTGCTTCTTTTTTACTTATTCTACTTGCTACTGCTTTAGGTCTACATGCAGGATACGGTCGAGACTTTTTTTCTTTACCAGAACGACCACACTTCTCACCAGTCTTAACGTCACGCCAATCTTCTTTGAACCATTTGGTCAAACTCATGCGTAAGTACCGCCACGTTTTTTGTACTCTCTAACCAACCAAGCATTTGCATACGCTGAAGGATACACCTTGAATTTCTTCTTGGCCGCAGCTTTTACTGAAGCGTAAAGCTTTGGGTTCTTTGGTTTAGGACTACTGCTTTTCTTAGACATTTACTTTCCTTGCTGTATCACTAATCATATGCTCTAAATGACTTACAAGAATCTTTCTCATATTCTCTGCTCTTTGTCTGTTGGTAAAAGAATACTCTCGTATATCATCATTGCTTATCTTAAGTGAGAATACGTAGAAAGCTCCCTTTTTTATGATACTAGAAGTACTACCATTTGCTACTCTAGCAGGATTAATTAATGTACCAAAGTTTGTTTCAATTATGTTTGACATCACTTTTTCCCCATCAGTTTCATTGCTTGACCAACACCTTTAATTCCAAAAGAAGAACTAACGGCTATAAATAAAAGATACTGATACCAATCTGGTAACGTATTAAGAACTTCAAATCCTGATCGTACATATTCTGTCATACTAGGAATGAAGACTAATATAGCAGGCAGTAGAAGGACAATCAATGCGAACTCGTCTTTCCATGATCCATCTGTGGCATCTGCCATAGACTTCTCCCAAGCAACTTCTCCTGCTGCTACCTTTTCTGCGACGACTGCTTTAGCTTTGGCTTCTGCTACTTTAGCTTGACCATCAGCCTTGACCTTCTCTACCTTGCTTTCCATCCACGAACCTGCGAGGTTAGCTATAGGACCTATTAACGCACCTAACATTATTTTTGCTCCTTATGTTCGTGACCCATCCAAATACCAAATACACCTGTCATCACGCCCATAACGACGGATACAAATGCTGATTGGGCTGCGGTTGGTGTATCCAAACTCATAAACCATTCAGCACATCTCCAAGACATTATTGTACTAGCGAGCATCATACATCTTGGGAGTATCTTCCATTTCAGAAACTGCTCAACGGTTACCATTATCTACCTTGTGACTTATGTAGTAGCTCTACGTAGCGATTGTAAAATCTGCTACTTATCTTATTAAAAAATTTAAATAGTTTGAAGTTAATCGAAATCAGCATTTCCATCTCTTTCTAGCTTGTCTTAGACGGCTATTAGGATCTTTTGCTGCTTTAGGAAACTTTTTCATTTGCCCTGCACTTCTTGCACAAAAGGACTTTCTTCTTTTAGCATCTTTGCTCCCCGGCTTGACTTTGCCAGTTACTGCTGTCTTGAGTTTTGATCCGGGATTATCCCTTCGATACTTAGCTACACCTTTTGCAGTCATACCCGCACCCTGTTTAGTTGGGCGTTTGTGACCACCTTTAATGGTGTGACCTTTCATTGTACCTTTCTCAGACATTACTTCTTAACCTTGCCACCTTTAGCTTTTTTTACAGGTGTAATACTTTTAGCTTCTTTAACTACATAAGAAGGACTTACTGTACCTCTAAGTATACTTTGTATTCTACTTAGTGCGGCTTCAGCACTTATTTTTTTATCTGCCATTGTTTATTCTCCAGAATAATAATTATTGTGATTGTCAAAGGGGCAAGTTGCCCTGCCCCCTTGAGTTAGTTATTTAAGCGAAAGACGCTGCAGTTTCTGCAGTGCCAAGTTCTGCAATAACTGCGAACACTCTAACCTTACCATCGAAAGTTGCTGTATTAGCAATTAAGTCGATAGTGTCGGCTGCAGTGTAAAACTTACCTACGCTTGTTGTACCTGAAGCTAAAGCAGTGTGACCTGCAACTGCTGCAGCATAGATATCATCATCGGCATCGTCACCTAAGTCAAGAACTGGAGAACCAGTTGATGCTAAAGTAAGAACCTCAAGACCTGCCATAAGAACCAAACTGTTAGCAGGAAGTTCAAAAACTTCTACTGAGTCGGATGTAGTCAGACTTGTTGATGAGAAGTCAAGAACAACTTCCACGATTTGAGGTTTAATGCCGATAGGAACACCTGCAACAGCATTCGTAATAGTATAAGTAGCCATTATCTAGTCTCCCTATTAAGCAAAGTCAATGACGCCACGTACAAGAGCTTCAGGTCTAAGGACTTTTCTTCCGAAGACATGTAACCCTCTAACAACGTCAGAGAATGATTCAGTTGAACGTACCACTTCAGTCTTTGCGATGTGAGACGCTGTAGCTGCAGCAGAAATGTGACCTGCTAAAACAAGATTTTCAGAACCATCTGTTGCTAGTCCTGACATTGTTACTTGGTCTGTGCCTGCTGTGCTGTTTAATGCAGTAGACTTGTAGCATCTAAATCCTGCAAGTGTACCGATTGTTGCAAGTCCGTTTCTTAGGTTAGAAGTTGCATCGCCAGTTACCTGTACTTCAGCAATCTTGTTACCTGCTTGAAACATCTTCTCGTAGAAGATAGGAGGAGCAACAAACCATCTGTTCTCTTCTGGCACAGACTGGTCGTCAAGCACTCTTGCCATTAATAGCATGAGGTTGATACCTGCATCGTCAGTTTCTACGTTAATAGGAGAAGCTGCTGTACCTAAAGTTGACGCAGTAGTTATTAAACCACCTGCTAAACTTGCATCATCAGCACCTGCAATACCTGCACCATTTGCTAATGTTTGCAACACGTTTGCATCGTATTTTCTCTTTAAAGAAAAAGCACCTGAAGAAGTTGCTAATGCTTCAAAGTTGACATGAGAGTGTCTCTCTTCAATGTCATCGATTTTAAATGCAAATGCGTTAGCTTGGTCAACGGTCAATGTAATTTGATCGTCTGCCAAGTCTTGAGTGTTTACCACAGAACCCCTTGAATAACTAGATACAGTTATTGTTGGTTCTTTGATAATATTTACAGTGTCACCAAAGTTTTCAATTTCACCAGTGTAATCGGTATTCGTAATATCTTCTGCAACCGAAGCACGTCTGAAGAATTTGAGAACTTTTTGGCTAAATATCTGAGGAGCAAAATTACCTGACGGTAAATTATTGTACCCAGAAGCGGAATTGAAAGCCATTTTTCTCTCTCCTTTTTTGAGGTTTTAGCTGTTCATGTCAATTCGCCCTTCTTGCCGTGCTAGATCAATATCAGCTTCAAGCTTCTCGAACTCCCACGGTTTAAGTCTGGCGATGTCAGAGCCTTTCCAAATTTTCTTATTTGCGTTGGCATCAGTTCTTATCTCCTTTACTCTGGGAGATGTAACAGCCATTGCAGCAGAAACATCGGGTTTTTTACTCTGTTGTTTTTTGGTTGTGATCCCTGCGTCTGCTTTGTAGAGATCAATAACCCTAGCAGCTAGTCGAGCATTTGTGTTATTTTTTAACACACCATCACTGATAGTGGTGGGTTGTTCTTCTAACCACTGTAAAAACTTTTCATCTTGTTTTATTTCTTCAAAATCAGGATGTAAAGTCTTTAGTTCACGATAGGCAACCTTAACCAAATTTTCTTTCTCACGAGCTTTCAAAGTTTTAAGTTCTTCTTGAAGTTGTTGAGCTTGCTGATTAGCTTTTTCTGCAGCTATAGTTTGCATTACATCATAAACATCAGGATATTCACTTCTAAACTTTTCTAGTTCTTCTGGAGTTTTAGGTAGCGGAACATTCATATTAGATTGTTGCATTGCACTTTCTAACTGTTGTTCTTTTGTCTTAAACTCCTGTATCTTCTGATCGTAGTGACGCTTCAAATCATCATACCGTTTCTTGTAATCATGCTCTGGAGCAGTCTCTTCTCTCTTTGTAGATACGAAAGTTTCCTCTTCTTCCTCTTGAGTAGCCACTTCTAATGTGGGGTCTTGAGTTTGTTCTTCTTCATCGTCTTTGTAAACATCATCACGATACTTATTACGATAAAGATTAGGATTGTTTATAACTCCATCGGAGTCATTTGGTTTGTTGGCTCTTGCACCACGAACTTGTTGTTTTGCCATAGTTTTTACCTCATTCTTGCAGTGCCACTGGCTGTGGGTAGCTGCTTCGGTCTGTCAGGGCCACATGTGTGGGTAGCTGACTAATTATTATCGAGACTTTTTTATTTGTATTTTATCTCGTAATATGTTATAGACATCGTCACCGTATTCTTTTCCTTCACCATACGATTCTAAAAACGGTCTAATTCCTTTATCTTTATAATCTTTTAACTTTTGTCTCAACACTGCGTCTGCTAATTTATCATAATACTTTTTGTGTACTTCTTGAGGTATAATCCCTTGACCAAGTGCTTGTAGTTTAGCTCTGGTATCTTTAGAGATTTTTTGTAAAGGTATTTTTTTATCACCTCTATAAAGAGCTTTGTTTACTTCTAAATTAACTTTGTCTCTACCTTGTTGTGCTACAGCTTTTGTGTAATCTTTTAATTCTTTAGGAAACTCTTTGTACCCTTGACTTCTTTCTATAAAATCCTCAAGAGTTGAATACGTTATTTGCATTGTTCCAAACGCTGAACTGCCTTTTCCACCTTTAGCTCCAACACCTGTAAATATGTACCCTCTGTCTTTATATCCCTTCATTTCTTTATCGTAGATTGCTTCTTTTATATCTCGCAAAGTATAATCACCAAAGAACCTCTCGTCATCAGGTTTCATTTCTATGGGTTCATCAGATACTCCGGGAACAAACGCATCTTCTTGAGGTATATTAATATTAGGACCAGTTAAATTAATGCTAGGTCTACGAAATAAAAATCCTTGCTCTGGATTTCTTACACGCATTCCTTCGTAAGCTTCATATCGATCTTCATCTGAAGAATTATCTCCAAGCTCATTTTTTAAGCGAGTTACTTCGGCTTTACCAGACTCATTTATCTTGTTTAATATTGGATAACCTATTTTTTCAGCTATTACTTTAGGTATATATATTTCTGAAGAAGCTACAATCAACGGAACTTTGTTCTTATTTTTTATTTTAGGATTTCCTACACGTATGTCAACCCCTTCTTTTTTTAATTCTTGAATAGCAGAACTTACAAGACCAATTATTTCGCTTTCGTTTTCTTTTGAAGCAGGACCATTAACAACATAATCTCCATCGGCTGCATCAAATTCAAATCTGTCCTTAACCATATCAGTTTCAACAAAAGTTTCTTCAGGCTTGATAAGACCTACACCTTTTATTGTCTGAGTTTTTGATACAAACCCCTTGTCAGAATTTCCTATTTTGCCACCATACGCAGTCCAACCACCACCACCAAAACCACCACCTTGATTGTCGCCTGATTCATTATCAGAAGAACCTCCGCTACCAATTCCTGAAGACGCATCTAAACCACTAGGTCCTCCAGTAGGTCCTCCATATCCGCCGCCTAAATCACCTGTAGCACCAACTCCTACTCCCACACCTGTAATGTTAGCCATGTTAATACCTAAGTTTATTCCCATAGGATTTACTTGACTTCGTTGTGCATTTATGTCCGTTTCAAGACCCATAGACATAGCTCCTGATGTAGAACTCATGCCCTCTCTATTTTTTTCTGTTTTTTGTTTGTTCTCTAGAATTTCTTTAAACGGAGTAATTGTATAATAATTTTGTGGCATTCGAGAACGTTCAAAAGGATTAGTTAGTCTGTCGTATCCTAATAAACCTGCTTTTTGCTCAATTGATAAACCCTTTGCATCTATCACAGTTTTTTCAAAGTCTAACATAGCTTGCGTTTGAGGTTTGCCCATATCGAATCTACCACCTGCTACTGAGTATTCAGCTTTAGCAGGTCCTAACGCTCCAGACTGACCTGTAAGTTTGTCTGTTATTTGATTCATCTGCTCAGTTGTTAAATTAGTAGGCATAGTTCCAGATAATCTACCCCCCGGAGATATACCTACAGTTTGATTGTTAACTCTACCTATTCCGTATCCGGGAATACCTAATGCAGCATTAGCAGCAATTGATTGAAGATTTTGTGCTGATTTTTCGCCTATTGCATCTAACATACTTGCAGAAAAACCTGTAAGACTTGCAAATTGACCTAATGCACCTCCCATACCCGTGACCCTGTCTTGCCCAGAAGCTAATTCCTTACTTACCTCAAGACCCAACTTTTCATCTATAAAACTTTGTGGAGTTGTAGGTCCACTAAGATAGCTTGATAAATTTCCTGTGATTGTCTCAATTGTTATTTCAGGGGGTGCTTCAGAACCATCACCTGTAGGTTCATCTAAAATATCTAAATCAGGAGTTGGAGTTGGGCGAGGCCCATACACAGGAAAACTGGTTCTTCGTCTAGTATCAAAGTCATACGGACTTGGAACATTAGGTGCAAATGGGATTGCAGGAATTGGAATGTAGGGAGCTATAGCTTTTCCTAGACCTAATTCTCTTTCAAATAAATTACTTATATATCTTTCAAGTATGCTAGCCATCTATTTCATCTGCATAACGGATTTATGATTGTCCTTGAGTTTCTTGATCTGTTCCAGTAAAGCCAGTTTCCCCTGCAGTTGGAACACTTCCAGTTCCGATCGTGCCGCCACCAACGCCTGAATCGTCACTTGGGTTAGCTCCCGGAGGTACTCCTCCAGACTGTTCCATGCCTGCTCGTTGTTGATCAGGGGATTCAGGTTGTTGGCTTGCTTCTTGTTGAGCATTTTGAAGTC